CGCCAATTGTAGTAGTATATCGATTCTGCTCATTTCCCCACGCAAATCTACTATACGGAAATATTTGATCAATTAAATCATTCATTTGTGTTGTAAAATCACACCATATCATCATGTCATATTCTACCGTAACATATTTTGGTATGTCTACTAAATACAATTTATCTGATGGCTTTGGTTGGTTTAATGGTACCGGAAACATTACATCTTCATAACGATTGCGTTCATTATATGTAGATTTATATACCCGTAAATTTTGTCCTTGTGGACGGTTGGCATCAAACCCTTTAACTGAGTCTCGTTCTGTTACATTGTTTCGTTTTAAAACAATAATTGGAGATTGTAGCATTCCTTTTTCATCGCGCATATATCCCAATCTGCGTACGTTATCCCATTTTTCACCTGCTGCAAAAATTACTGGGACAGGAATTGTTTGATCTTTATCTGTTATTTGTGGTTGAATTTCATTTTCAATAAACCACTTAATTGCATAATCAATATCATATATAGTTCGTTTTGGTGTACGAATAATATCATCATCTCGGCGAGTTTGTAATGATCTATTCAGTGTCAAATCATTACCAATTCCTTCTGTTCTATTAGGATTTGGTTTATTTGTTTTTCGATCAATATCTTTTCTATTTAATCTAGGCATTAAAATCCTTTAAATGCAGGAGAATTGTTATTGCCCCCTCGTCGTAAATTTGCTATGCTTTGTGGCGTTTGTCGAGTTGCATGTGCATTACATAAAATAGAAACGCTATATCCAAATCCATTACCATTAGGCCACGTATCTGGATTTTTTCCTACAAAGTATTGATTTGCATCTACGTTATCTAATTCATAATATTCGTTGTCCCAAAATACAATATCTCCAACTTCTGGATAAAATGCGGCTCGTTCTAATAAATCTCTAGATATTGCAAATTGTGCCGTTCTTGTATAAGAATGACCATAGTCATCCATATTAGATGTTTTATCATCTTTAGTTATTAAACATGGAATCAAAATAGAATTATAATATGTTTTTGCTTCTGATTCGCCATATAGATTTGAATTGCTACGTTCAACACTCATTTTGAAGAATTCAATTTCAGTATCAATAATTGCATTGATCAATTCAGCATTTACTGCTGCTAAAAATCTTGCATCTCTTTGACTTCCAAATAATGCCATGATTGTTATCCTATATATATTAATAATGGCACTTTAGATAACATTTCATGCATCTGCGTTGCTTCTGCATTTTGACGTGTCATCATTTGTTCTTTTGTCAATTTGTCTAAAAACTCTCTAAGTTGAGTTATTAATGCCTCTTTTTCTGTTTGGCCTTGTGAGACTAAATCAGACCCATTAAGTGTTACTTCACCATTCGGAATAGGTACGCTACTATATTTATTGCGAATATATCCCAACATTTCTTTAGCTGAGGCAATTCCGTATTTAATAATCCACGCACGCCCCATATCATTAATGTTACTGTAGTTTTGATATGTATATGGTATATTTGATGCGTCTGTTATAACATTGTTTACAAGTGCTGTATTGCCGAATAAAAGTGCTTCATTGTTTTTATCGTCATCGAAAATAAAATCAACATATACATTTTTAAAATATGGCGTAGCGGAACTAGATCCGCTTGGTGCTACCGGCACTGGCCATAATGTTATTTCATCTCCATGTATTTCAAATGAATAACTAGATTTACGTACTTGATCATTAAATTCAATTGCTTGTAATCTAAATAAGTCTGCGTTAATTGGCATCATCATAAATGATACTGATGGTGAAAATCCACCAAAATCAAAGGCATCTAATAATTGTTGTGATCCTAAACCCGTTCCAACAAATGGATCAAAATATCTTACGATTGCAGGTGGCGCATTGTGAAGTACTCGTTTTATTTCAACAGAACTAGTTTCTACAAGTATACCCAATGACGCTGAAATTGCATCTTTGATGTTATATGTTTGTTTACCTGGTATTACGTCAATTTTAAATTGTTTCCAATCAATATTACCGCCACTGTTAGCTTCGGTACCATATGCTTTTGAAAGCTTTGTAATATATCCAAATGAATTTCCAACAAGCGCTCCAGTTAAACTAGAACCACTTAAAAATGCAGATGCTGTTTGTACACCTAATGTATTGATCAAATTGTTAACGATATTAACTTGATTAACTTGATTTGAATATTCAATAATTGAAGCTTCGAATGCAGTATAAAAATTAAGTGCTTGCATTTCAACATCCATTATTGGATATCCTAAATGGCGAGCAGCGGTTTGTGCAAATTTATCTGCATGTTGTTGAAATAACGGATCGTAATCAAAAAAGCCCCATGGCGTTTCTCCGGGTGCGAATGATGAACTTCCTGGCCATATTGGACGATTTTCTGAATAATCCATTGATATATTCCTTTTTCATATAAATATCAATACGTTTCATTTAGAAGTTTTAAAATTTCATTTAATGATTCATGTCGATGATTATCTAATAATATTATTTCATTAACATATTGCGATTTTGTTAATTTAGGCACTTCGTGCACTGCCGAATCATTTGAAAATTTTAAATCTATCTGATAACGATCTCCCGTTAATATCATGATACTATCTTTACCTAAACGGGATACAACCATTTGAAGTTGTTGTTTAGTTAAATTTTGAAATTCATCTACAATACAAACTGCATGATCAAATGTACGTCCCCGGAAGTGTGCTAAAGAAACCAATTCGATATTTTCTTCCTTTTCCATTTTATCTAATATTTCTGGTTTATTATAAACCTTACGCATATTGCTGCGTAACGGAACTAACCATGGATCCATTTTTTCTGCTAAAGACCCAGGAAGAAATCCATTATCTTCGTTTGATACTGTAGGACGTGTGATAATAATTTTATTAATTTGCCGTTTAAAAAACATATCTAATGCAACCTGAACTGCTAACAATGTTTTACCAGATCCAGCTTTGCCTAAAATAAAATTAAAAGGCGTTTCTATAATTTTTGATTTGGCTCGTTTTTGTTCTTCAGACAATGTTATTGAAAATTTAATGTCATTTTTTGGCGGCGTTTTTTCACGATTTTGAGTAGTCATAACTAACCTTTTAATTAAAATAATTTTGTAAGTGTTGTTTCGCGAAGTGTCATATCTTTTAACGTTTCAATTTTACCTAAACAAGCTTGACGTAACGCTTTAAAAGTTTCTCGCGGAGCATATGGTGTTATTACCTTGATTGTAATCAATTCCTTTTCTTTACCTAAATCTTGTTCAATATGAACCATTAAAACTAAACTTATTGCACGAATTCTATCTAACACATCTACTAATCTACCATTATAACGTATAATAGTTTGCATTGAATATTTGTTATATGATACTGCCATAATCTTTTAATATAAATATACAACCAGTAAAAAAGGGTGACCGAAGCCACCCTTTCTCTTTTAATTAGTTAATTCGTTAAATATAAAAGCTAATCGAAGTTAACTATTAAAGCGTGTTAAGACCGTGAACGTATACTTTTCCGTAGAATTCAGGACGAACTACTTTCTTCGCGTAACGTGTCATGACACCTTTACGTGGAGTGAAGTTTACTGGATCATATACAAGTGGAGTCATAATCAACGGAATATATGGGCTAAATACAGCACCCGTTTCAAGGAACTGTGCACCACGGAATCCCATAAGGATTACATTCTCTAACATGTATGGGTTTTTGTATACTGTATAACGGTTATTGATGCTACCAATTTTTTGAACGCCAGCAGCAAATTCCATTTTGTTACCATCTGTCTCAGCAGCAAATCCTGGGATAGACTCAAGGATAGTTGCAACTGCAGGAGATGTTACTAAGAAATTAGCACCACCGCGTAATGTTTTTTGGTGAATCTTGTTAGATACTTTTTGAAGTTTAGTACCTAAAGTTTGGAACCAACCACCTTGGGTGTTGTAATATCCATCACCAACCGCAGTAGCTGCACCAGCACCAGATTGAGTAAATCCTGTACCGTTCCAGAAGTTGTTATTTAATGCTGACCAATACTCAGTTGTTGGAGCTGCTGAAATCAACATATCAAGGATTTCAAGATCGATTTCCATTGATACATACTCAGACAACATTGAAGTTAATTCAGCTTCAGCATCAATTGAGTGATAAGCATTTAAATCTTGAGCAAATTCAGGTGTCCAAACTGCTTTCAATTTACGTGTTTTAGCAACGATTGGCTCAGATTGCATTTCAAGGTTAATTTCTGGAATGTCAAGATCTGTACCATTATTAATACCAGTATTTGCACCAGATCCTTTAAATGGATTTGTGTCTTCAAAATCACCACGCGTGATATCAGTAGGTTGTTTGCTATAGTTTAATTTGAAATTTCCAGCACCAATTGATGAAGAAATTGCAGCTGCTTGAGTCGTTGTTACAACAAATGATGCAGTGTAATTGCTAGTAATAGTTGAAAATGCTTGTACTGGGATAATTTCAGTCTCTCCAGATCCAGAAGCAAATGTCCAAGAACGTACTGCGTATAAATCAGCGTTAGTTGGAACATTAACGGTTACAGTTTTGTAACTTGATAATGCTGTTGTAAAATTACCATCATAGTTAACAGATGCTGAAGTAGCATTAGTTGAACTTGTTTCTGCAGTTACAGCGGTAGTTGTATAAGGAATTGAATATCCAAAACGACCAGCACCATAAAGACCACCAGCTGCATCACTACCAGTTGTAGTAACACCGAACATTGAGTCTAATGCATTAGGATTTCCAAATGGATCTCCGGTACGGTTTGAATTGTCATTATCAAATCCAGGTACAGATGTACCATATTTGAAGTCAAGATAGAAAATAAGACCTGATGGCAAATTCATTGGTTGAACTGAAACGAATTCTTTTGCTGCAAATTCAGCAAAAATTCGACGTACCAATGGAAGTGCTACACCTGCCCATTCTTCTGATCCTGCTGCAGTACCAGTACCAGATGATTCTTTTACTAATTGACGTGCTTGGTTTTCAAGCAATTGTGCCATTCCGGCTTTTTCGGTTTCGCCACGAAGACCTTCTAAAAGTCCCGTTCTTTCCCATTTCGTTACCAACGCTTTTGCATTGTTTCGTTGAACGAAATCATTTGTTTGTAATAAGTTTGAAATACTCATCATTTTCCTTTTGTTTTGTTTTTGTTTTGTTTTACAATAATCCAGCTAATTTTTTCCATCTGTTAGCTAATTCAAAGCCTTCAGATAAAACTTGTGTTGTTTCTACTCTTGGTGCTGTAGTTGCAATAGGTCTAGAAGCATACGATTCTTTAACTACTCGTTTCTTCGTTGGTCTTTTAAAACTTTCAGCCAATGTAGCAAAAACTAATTTTGCTTCTCTTGTATTGCCAGCTCTATCAAAATTTTCAATTACTTTCATTTTTTGAGCTTCTGACAATTCAAAATTGCGGAACAACTTGTTTGTGTAAAGAAGTTTAGCATTAAGCAAATTTACTTCATTGATAACAGTTTGAAGATGTTTAACTGTGCGATATGCTTCTGTAAGTTCTTTTTCTGTTGCATCTAATTCTGCTTCCATTGCTTCCATCGGCGTTTCTTCTTTAGACATCAT